GCAGGAAGCGTGGCAGGGAATCTAGCATCTGGAACTGTGCCCGAAGTAAGATTAGATGCATTTAAGTTTGTTAAATTTGCTGCTGGTAAGTTTGTTAAATTAGCACCACTGATTGCTGGTAAAGTTCCTGTGAGATTAGCAGCAGGAAGATTAGTAAGAGATGCACCAGAACCACTAAAAGTTGTAGCAGTTACAATACCACCAGAAGCAGTTATACCAGTTCCTACTTTTAATACAGATGTAGTTGTTATTCCAGATACATTAAGGTGATTGTTTGAAGTAGTTGTTGTTGCTGCAGTATTTAAAGATGAGAAACCAGATGGAGCTGACTGATTCCAATCCGATGAATCAAACGCGATAGTAACCGGTTTATTTGCATTTTCGACGGAAGTGTGAATATAATATGTTGTATTAGTTGGAACGCTTGAAATTGTATGAACAAGTGTACCATCAAAGTACATTGCCAGTGTTCCATTGTCAGCGTCATAAGCAACACCAATTGTTTTACTACTATTGCTGGAAATAGTATTCCATGCAGTCGCAATAGCATTTACAAATGTTTCACTACCATTTACGATTGCCTTTGAAATTACGCGGAAACCATAATTTGCAGCACCATTAGCGTTTGCAAAGGTGCCCTGATTTTGGTTTGGACTTATAGTAAATAAAATCTGAGCAACTCCGAAATGATATTCCCAGTAATGCTTTCCTGATGTTGGTATAACAGGAGTTGCTGTCGCTCCATCAAATGCGGCTCCTGTTGTAAATGTTTTATTGCTGTTGGAGAGGGTTACTGTCCCAGACCCGCCGTGACTATCATCAATGTAATTAGGATCGTATGTATGAGAGGTTCCGGGGGTTGTAGTTGATGTCCCCTTTATATTAACTTGACCTAATACATCAAGTTTTCCTGTTGGTTGTGTAGAAGCAATACCAACATTACCGGCAGTAAAAAATGTATTATAACTATCTGTTCCCGTGCCTACCCTAAATGGATTGACGGCAATTACTGTTGCTCCAGCACCAACATCTTTCGATGCATACAGAATACCATCATTTGTATTAAGAGCAAGCTCTCCTAATGGAACTTGTGCGGCGGTAGGAATTTTACCGGCTACAGCCGACCTCTTAAACTTAATCTTTGGATCTGCCATTTTTTATGCGTCTATGTAGTCATTCTATGACCAGTATATACTGGTGCTCTAGATATTTATTAGAACTCTTCGGCGACTAAATCCTTTGTTTTTGCCTTTCTTGATCTTGTGGGAGCAGGTGCTGGTTTATTTCTTTCTTCTTCAAGTTCTTTTGTCACTTGTGTGAGTTGCTCCTTTAAGGAACGAGCAGATTCGTTACTAGAATTGACTGCCTCACTCGCAGCACCTAACTGCTTCTGAAGTTCAGTAATCCTATTAGCATATACTTCTGCTTGCTGCTTATACTTCATCTCTCTGGTTTCAGCAGCAACCGTTTGATTAAAGAAGTCTTGTGCTTTTTGTTGATAAATCGCAATCAAATTTTTATAATCTTGTTCATCCATATGGGGAAGTCATTCTTCCCCTATTTATCAGAACGCTCCAGCATCGATGGTTGTGTTCTCCAGGATGATTTCTCCACTACTGCAACCAAATATTCTTTGAGTTCCAGTGCATCCACTGATATAGTACTCTGCTGATTCGAATCCTGCTCCTTCATTGTTGGTAAGAACTCCACCAGACTCAGAAACTTTCTTTGCAGCAACAATACGACCAGTGCTATCATCAAAGTAAACACCAGCCTTGAATGCATTACTACCATCATGCCAGTTGAATATAACACCGACATCTCTGTTCAGATCAGATGTAGGAGCAGCACCATTAACCATACCCAGTTCAATGAGTTGGTCTTCTATGGTGACTGCTTGAGAATCAACCTGTGTGGTTGATCCATTAACAATTAGATTACCCTGAACAGTCAGATTAGCAGCAGTTTCAACAGCACCAGTGCTATTTGCGATTGTGATTGCTGCTGTGCCATCTCTTGCTTTGAGATTAGTTGCTTCAATCGTTGGAACATCAATCGCAGTTGTTACATTAACTGTATTAGGAAGTCCAATCGTAAAGGTTTGATTAGATACAGAAGTTTCAACTTCATTTGCCGTACCAGAAATGGTCAGAGTTTGAGAAGTTGCGAATGACCCTGTTCCAGAATCTGCTGCGGTTGATGTTGTGGTATCAACTGCACCAACCTCAGCATCAACATATGCCTTGATTGATTGTTGAGTCGCAAGTGCAGCAGCACTATTTGACGCCATATTGTCTTCATCAAGAATAGTTGTGATGCCAACTAAACTACCTGCGCCACCAATCTGTAGTTGCCCAACTGTAGCAATACCCGATACAGATATAATCGGTGTTGTAAGTTTTCCATTACTTTGATTGATTACAAGTCCATAATAGGACGACATATCGTCAGCAGCAACAATACCACCGACAGATAATCTATTATCACTTGGACGGAATGAAAGAGAACCATTTTTATGAATAGTTGCAGATGTATCGCTAGGATCAACTAAAGCAATGCGATGATGACCAGTTCCAGTGGTATTAAGTGGGGTTACTTTAGTCGCCGTGGAGGAGTTTGTATTTACAGCATTGCCCATGTAACCATGAGCAGAGCATTGGTAATGTAGAACCACGGGTGTGGTATCAGATACTTCAATCTGTGTGTAAGAACCAGAACTACCTGCTGTTCCGTTTACAGTAACACCAGTTGTATAAGCAGTTGTCTTATCTGCTTCAAGATAGAAACGGAATGGATGACCACTGTTACTAGAATCGGAAGTATCAAACTTATAAGTTCTACCTGGAGTTAAAGTTAGGAAAGGTGCTTGTACTCCATCGAGTACATAAGCAGAACCACTACCAGTTCCCTGATATCTGTGTGCTGCTGTCTTGGAAGCAACGGTGACAGTGATTGTCTTTGCCGTTCCACTATGCGGTGCTTGAATGAATGAATGACCAGCAAATCTCTCTGCATTACTAACACCAGTTACTGTTAAATCGTCGGCAACAGTTACATCATCACCACTTAAGGTAAGAGCAGTTGTTCCACCACTTGACTTGATGGTGTTTCCTGTAACTGTAAGATCGTTAGTTACTGTAAGATTATTTCCAATCGTGACATCGTTAGGAAGTCCGATGGTAAGAGTGTTTCCTGAACCAGAGGTTTCAATCTCGTTTGATGTTCCAGCAATGGTTAGAGTCTCGCTATCGAGGTCAATAGAGAGTGCGCCACCACTATCGCCTTGGAAATCAAGATCGGAACCAGTTAATTGAGAATCAACATATGCCTTGATGGACTGTTGAGTTGCAAGTTTAGTATTACTGTTGCTTGCAAAATTATCTTCATCAAGAACACCAGTAACAGAAGAACCACCAGCAGAGAATGCAAGAGTTCCAAGCGTTGTAGTTCCAGTAACACTCAATCCGCCACGAAGAGTTGCAGCATAGTTTGAATTGATTGCATTAGAGTTAGTAACAACGGCATTACCCATGTAACCATGAGCAGAGCACTGATAGTGAAGCACAGATGGAGTTTCATCTCCAACTACAATCTGCGTATATGCTCCAGCACTACCTGATGTGCCGTTTGTAGTAACATTTGTAGTGTACTGAGTGGTTTTATCCGCTTCCATGTAGAAGAGGAAGGGATGACCACTGTTACTAGAGTCGGAAGTATCAAATCTATAAGTTCTACCTGGAGTCAGGGTGAGGATAGGAGCCTGAACTCCATCCAGTAAATATCCAAGTCCACTTCCGTTACCTTGATACCTGTGAGTCGCATCTTTACTTGCAACAGTAACAGTAATGGTTGTTGTGCTCCCGTAAGGAGCAGAGAGGAACTTATATCCCTTTACATAACCCTGGACATCGATCAGTGTTGATACAGTAGCAGCACTCGATACATTTACATTATCAAGATCTGCTAGTCCAACAACATTAAGAGTTGATCCATCAAAGGTAAGATTTGCGCTATCCTCCAGTTCTCCACCAGAACCGGCAATAACTACACGATTGTTGGTGAGATCTTCTACAACTGCTGTAGCAAATGTAGCAGTAGAGTTAGCATCAATCGCACCAGAGAATGTTACTCCAGCAGCGTGAGTTGTGACTCCTGCAATACTTACGTTATCAAGATTTGTATGTCCATCTACATCTATATTACCCGTTACTGTAGCATTACCGCTCGCAGTTAAACTTGTAAAAGCACCCGTAGAGGCAGAGTTAGCACCAATCGCAGCACCATCGACGCTACCACCGTTGATGTCAGCAGTATCAGCAACTAAAGCATCAATATTTGCTGTGCCATCTATGAAAAGATTTCTCCACTGTAAAGATGAAGTTCCCAAATCTCTGGCATCATCACTTTCGGGGACAACATCACTAGCAAATCTAGCATTTGCAGTTATAGTCTGAGAGGTGAATTGCCCTAATGTGACATTATTATTGAGTACGCTAGCACCAGAAACTGTAAGACCAGTAAGAGTTCCAACGTTTGTAAGGGAAGAGTTTACAACTGCACCACCAAGAGTTGTAGCATTCAGAACGCTTGTATTATTAATCTTATATGCTTTACCAGAGGCAAGATTTAAATTCTCTGATGCACCCCAGTTATCACCGGTTGCTTCAAACTGGAACGTCTTGTCTCCCTCACCAGAATCAACCGTAATACCAGCACCATCCGCAGCCGCATCATTAGCAGCACCAGTGGCAACCTGAATGTTTTTATCGTCTATATTGACTGTTGTCGAGTTGATGGTAGTTTGTGTTCCATCAACTTGTAGATTACCAGCAATAACGAGTGTTCCTGTATTGTCTCCGACACCAGCAGGGTCAATCGTAATAGTCGCAGGACCAGAAATTGTATTAGTGGTAAGACGAAGTGCCGATCCCTCAGCACCTAAATGAACTGCCGTAGCGGTCGCTACACCCGCGATATTAACGTCATCAAGTTCTGTATGACCATCGACATCCAAAGATCCATTTGCGTCGATTGCAGCACTAAATGTAGCGGTCTCAGCAACGTTTAATACATCTAAATCAGTCTGCCCATCTACATCTAGTGTTCCACTAAGTGTCGTATTACCGGTAACAGATGCATTGTCAGTAATCTGAACTGTCCCGCCAGCAGAATCTAAAATAAGATTTCCTGCTGTTGTATCAATTTCATTAGCTGCGGTTCTACCGATCTGAATATCGTCTAATCTTGCCCCGGACTGGAATGTACCAATACCAGTTGCATTAATATCCGTAAAGGAAGCAGTGGATCCTGGAACAGATACACCCTTGATACCGGTGTATCTCGCTCCACTTACATATACACTCTTGCCAGAGAAGTTGACTCCATTTGGTAGATTTGTTCCAATAAAGTGAAGTGTGCCTGCCTGATAGTCAAAGAACCATTCATCATTATTACCAGAACCAGCTCCAAATACCTGAGTTCCGCTAGAAGCAGCATTAGCAGCGTCACCAGCGGTGTGAATATAAACCTTTACAAGATATGTAGATCCGATTTCAGGTGGAATCCAATCAATTAATCCAGTTTTCCAAGTTCTATTAGCAGTTGCAGTTGCATCTGCGGTGGTTTCATCTGGTGCAGTTGTTGGATATACAGTAACCACACCAGCAGAAGATGCTGGCATTGTGCCAGGAATAAGGTCTGCCTGAGACCATACATTATTTCCTCTTAGGAGTAGAGGACTTGCTATCGATTCGTTGGTTGCTTTCTTGTTTGCATTGGTGTCGGTCTTGGCACGCCCGTAACCAATCTTCTTCCAGAGATAATCAACCTTTTGTGCTTCTGAAATTGCCATTTACTTATTAACCTTAGGAGATGGAGAGAGCTGTTACGGATTGACCGGAAGTCAATGCAATTCGTATCAAAGCAACATTACCAGTAGCATTACTAAGATTTTCCTCACCGAGTGTCATAGTATAACTTCCACTTAATGCTGTACTTGCAATAATTCTGTCGCCTGTTGTTGATGCACAACCATCACTACCGTTTCCACCTGTACCGCTTCCTGGAACACCAGATCCAGCAAATGCAGTATCCGCTCTTAACCAGCCATTGATGCCACTAGTACTATCTATACCAGTTCCAGGTGCCGCTATCCAGAGACCAGCAATACCAGAAGAAGTAATACTAATATTGAAGTTTGCAGTTGTTTGTCGTCGGAAGGCAAAGGTGAAGTATTGCTTTGCGGGAGCAGAACTTCTATCTGGACCTGCTGGTAGATATCCAGAAGAGAAGTCTGTTTGGTCAAACTTAATAACTCCAAGTCTTATAATAGATTCTTTAACTCCAACTGTTCCTGTGGTTAAGGACTCAGTATACGGTTGATTCGTATAGAAGTTAGTGCTTCCATTAAATGATGGATTATCAGCAGCTGCATCCTTAAAGTCGTATATTCTTACACCATCATCATCGAAGGTAGAACCTAGAGAATCAGCAACTGCAATCGCAATCTCGCTGATTCCACTCTGTGCTGCGGTATGAACCTGAACATTTGTAGTGATGTCAGATCCATAAGAACCAACACCGTTTACATTACGAGCACGAGCTTTGACTCTACTAATAGTTCTTACACTTGAAGAAGTGATTGGAACTGTGAGATTGCCGATCGCATATGCAGAAGAAGTTCCAGTGTTAGCGAGAGGAATACCACCACTTAACATAGTTGTAGATCCATCAATCTGTGCATATGTATAATCACTATTGGTGATTGCATTTGATGATGTGCCTTCTTGATTAGAACCATCATCAACTTCAACAATATTATTTTGATTGGTATGACACTGACCAACCAAGTTGGAAATAGTAACTCCGGAAAGAGTTAATGTTGGTGAACCAGAGTTGTAGTAAGGAATACCAGAGATATATCTGAATGTTCCTGCAGTTCCCTGAGCAAGACTTCCTGTCGCAGAAATAGTAGGACTTGCTGTCAGATTATCCTTTACAAACTTGACAACGTTTGTTGAACCCTGAGTGCTATGAACCAGTTGCATACTATTTGCACCGGTCGATAGAGAAGCAACGGATTTAGAAACTCTTGCCTTAAATCCTTTGTAAAGTCCGGGATAGTAAATGCTGTTTGCGAAAGATGTTGTTGAACCAGAAGAATCTAAGAGTTGATAATCACTTTCATCGGTGATCTGTAGACTTGTGTAGTTTCCAGTGTCATCACCAGAAGTAAGTCCTCTGCTTCCATCAGTCGAACCTGTTACATTAGCAGAGAGTGTTCCATTATTTGCATCATAAGCAAAAGTTGTAATGGGTCCAGCAGTCGCTGTTCCACTAGAGACTCTTGTAACAGAATCGCCAGCATTGAGTCCTGTTACGCCGTTTGCACTAAATCCAGATGCGAGTCTTGGCGAAGTTCCTTGACTGGAAACGTTAGAAAGTGTCTTAGTTCCAAGATTAGCAGGAGCAGCAACGTCATCTTGATAAACCTTGATCGCTGTCGATGTAGCCTTTGGAATCTCAGATGGATCAGTTGTTGTATGATTAGTAATAGTAAGAGTGACGTTATCTGTACTAGTGCCACTACTTGTGCCATCTGCCCACTGGTGTGAAAGTCTTCCAGCAGATCCACCTGCACCACCAGCAGCATTGTCGGTGGTTACAGTTTGTACAGAAGATCCATCTCCCCAGTTGATTGTGAATGTTGCACCAACACCCGTTGCGTTTTGTGTGGTGTTATCAAGGTGCAGAGTATGATAATTGCTAGGGCCACCGCCATTATCAATGACATAGAGGTCATTTCCACTCAGTGCTGATCCACCCGAAGATGCCCTGAACAAACTGAATCCCATCACAGGAGCAGGAGTGAATACTGTAATAAAATTGCTCTTTGTCAGAGATTGGGAGTGACCTGCACCTACACCTGAGGAGTTTCTTGCTACAACGGTAACATTATAAGTGCCACCACTAGAATCAGTGTAATTGTGTGTTGGTGTAGAGTCTGTGGTCGTTTCTAATGCACTTCCATCACCCCAGTTGATAATAAACTGGTTTGCGTTACCAGAAGAAGTGATAGTTAAAGTAACTGTAAGTGTTGCAGCACCTGAAGTGCTGTTTGCTGTAAATCCAACATCTGTCACAGCAGTATTCTTGATAATATTGAATGCTACTTCATTCAGATCATCAATACTATTAACAATCGTTGATGCTGTTGTAAACGTGTTAAGTGCTCCAGATGTGGTTAAACTTCCGTCACTTGCAGATCCTAACTTAAGATCTCCACCTGTTCCATAGTAGTTATTTGCTGTGACGATACCAACGTTAAGTATGGCATTGTTTGAAGAATCGGCAGTAGGACCGCCTGTGGTTCCAACACCAACGTTACCGGCAGAGTCAATCGAAACTCTAACGCTGCTTCCTGTAAGGAACTCAAGTGAATCTTCATCCTGACCAGCAGCAGATTCTGCTCTAATGAAAGTATCTCCATCTACGTCTTTTACACCACCGAGAGATCCCCATGCATTACCAGCACCGTATCCCTCAAACTGAGATAATGTAGTATTATATCTTATCTGACCAAGAACACCGCTTAATCTCTGAGCGGTTGTTCCTTTTGGAATCTGAATAGAACCAGTGCTATTGAATACAGTATTTCCAGTAATGTCTACGTTTCTGGTTACTGCTAAATCTCTGGTTACTGTTAAGTCTTGACCAATCGTTACGTCATCTGGCAGACTTATTGTTACCGTATTATTTGTGACTGCGGTAACAACTTCATTTGAAGTTCCACTAAATGTCAGGTTATCTGAAAGAAGAGCAACAGCATCAGATCCTGAATCGCCGACAATATTTAATGTTGCAGCTGCATCGATAAAGGATAATGTCCCAGAACCATTAGTTGCCAGTACTTGGCCATTAGTTCCATCGGATCCAGGAAAGGTAAAAGAAACATCAGAACCAAGACTATCAGGTGCCTTGATAGTAATAGCACTAGTTCCGTTATTAGTGCCTTCTACAAGTTTGACTCCGCTACCTACAGTGGCAGAACCGGTGGACCAAAATCTTCCTGATCCTACAAATTGATTATTACTTGTGGTAGAGTCAATACCAACATATAAATCGCTAGTATCTGTGGTAAAACCTGGTTCACCTGCCCTCAGTGCGGGTAGATTGGCAAGAATACCACGTTTAAACTGAATTACAGGTGCGGGCATCTCGTTTATTTACAATATATCGTTAGTATTATTTAGTCAAAATTCTCCGCCATCAATTCCTTTAAATTCTATATTGCTAATGTCAACTTCTCTCTCAATTTGTTGGACAAATGTTGATGGAGTGGCAGAAGAGGTGGATGACACCAGAGTTTGTTCTATTGTTCTTAATTCAAAATTCCCAGTGGAGTTATTGAAGAAAACTACATCTTTATCTCTGCTTGAATCTAATGTTCCAAAATTTGTATTATCAAAATCTTGTAATCTACGAACCGACATCAGAACTCACCACCATCAAGATTATCAATTTGTACATTTCCTAGGTCAAGTTCGCTTTCTAACTGTGTAACAAATGGATCTGGAATATCTCCATCTGTTACAGTATCTGATAAGTATTCATCTGGAGATATTAAAACAAAAGTATTTGATGCTGCATCAAAACTCAAAAGATGTCCATCTAAAGAAGCACCCGGTGCTCCTGTTATACTAACATCAGCCAACTCTTCCAAATTAGATACTGGTTTAACTGACTGAACTGATCTCGTTCTTGCGGTCTTTTTAGTTACTATTCTAGCCATGGAACGGATTTTATTTTTATTTATGAAGTGGTAATACCAGGAGTGACCAATGCCATACCTTCAACCAACCGCGATACTTTACCTGATGATGAAACCAATCTAACATCATAAACATATCTTCCTGGAGTTAAATCTACCGTCTTTCCACTTGTCATCGCAATCGCTACTGTCCCCGTATTACCTGTTATAGTAACCGAAAATGGTGTAGATGAGGAAGAACCAGAGTGCTTCTTTAATACGGAGGAAGCAGTAAATCCTGCCAAGTTACTGGTAGTTCCATTAGCCTCAGTTGACTGAAAGGTTTCTTCAAAATCAAAACCTTGAGGTATTACTATATTAAGTACTGGATTTGACATCTTCCGTTTCTAGTTATTTATCCGAATCATTCATTCCTTTTAACATCTTTGCTAAATCTGCAGTGGATCCTACAAAGAGTGCATTATTTACCGTTGATGGTCCTTTCTGCGACTCTTCCTCAACATCCTTTAATTTCTTCTGCAACTCCATTAACTTATCTGTGGCGTCAGCAACGTTTTTAATTAACTGACCAGCAACTTCATATGCTCTAGGCATCTCACTTTCTTGTGCTATTTCTAATATACCATTTATTGCTTCTTGACCTTTTTCTATTATACTATAGAGATTTCCTCGTGTATAATCATAATCCTTTTTTATATCATTAGATGTTTTTTTAATATCCTCTATCTTACTCTTAACAACTTCAGTATGAACAATGTCATCCTCAATGTTAAATTCGTTATTTAAACTGTCAAATTTATTTTTCATCAGAAATAATTTCCACTGAATCCAAAATCATCACCGACTTCAATTTGAGCGGAATCAGCAGAATCTATAATAAACACTGATGCTCCATTAACATGATCCGCGACGACTGTTTTATCGTCACCTCTTCTAACTGTGAGTTTATTGCCAGTGATTGATTTAATAAAGATTTGCTCCTCATCAATATCAATATATGTGTTAGCAGATAAACCACTCGCATCTGCAACTTCAATAACTTTGGTTGTCTTATCAATATCGGCAGCAAGTGTTGTTGCTTCATCACCAACATAGTTTTTAATCGCTCTTGGTGTTGCAGAGTAAGAAATTTCTCTTTGTGTATTTGTTGTATCGACTCCGGTGCGATAGTTGATAGTAGACTTTTTGATAATATCTTTGGAAGCAGAAGATACTGGACCAAAAAGATACGTTTTTGCAGTAAATCTTAGAGTATAAAGTAATACTCTTCTTGATGAAAAATCCCCTTCATAGTCATCTTGCATTGTGACATTCTCTAAAACAATAGGAACATCTCTTTTTTCTTTTATTGTCTCTACCAATTCGATTGTAAGGTTATATGCGGGTTGAAAGTATGGAAGAATCTGTTCTACTATTTGAAGAGCATCATCATTTAGTTTAGTCATGATACTAAGTTCAAATTGCATGTTATAAGGAACAGGCATATATGCTTTCTTTACTTCCGTTCCAGTATCTTTATCTTTTGCTAAAAATGTTTGAGTGGTTGTTACTTTTCTACTTGGATCATATGTCAACCCAGTAAATTCAAATGACATTCTAGGTAATGACAGTGAGGTAGATTTGTTTAAATCTGGAGACTGTTCAAGTCTTGCTAAAAATTTCTGTGTGGGACCATATGCTAATGGAACTCTAACAACATTTACAACGCTATCACTTGTATTAGTTTGCTTGATCGTAATAGAATTAAAAAGAGTACCAAACGATATGATCGTTCTCCTCAAAATTTCGTTGTAAAAATATTCAAACATGGTAAAACCTAAAATATCTTTAAGAAGATATTTTTATTTAGGGAATTCCAAAAGGATTACGCTCAGAGAAGTCAATTATCTTATCTGCCTCAGTTTCTATATCAAAATTATCCGCATATGGATCATTATCTGGTTCTTTATCAATCACCCTCAAAACATGAGATGCTCCAGATGCCGCTCCAACAACTGCCTCTCCTACTATAAAATCTCCATCTACATTTCCAACTTCTAGGACATTGGTGGAATTAGTCCAGACACGCACTCTCGCTGTGGTTCCACTAGTCGAACCTGTGACTGTCTCATTGAATATAAATTCTCCTGTTGAACCAAAATGTGGATTCCCGATTGTTAAGGTTGGTGTAGCACTATATCCTGCGCCAGCATCCATGAATCTTATCTCGGTAATAGTGCCTGCTGCACTTACAATTGCTGTTGCAGCTGCAGATACTGTCGTAACGCCACTCAGGAATGTTTCATTACTAAATGTGATTTGTGGAGGAGTTGTGTACCCTCCTCCTCCACTTGTAACCGTGATGATGCCAACGACACCATCTCCAAGAATAGATGTAGCTGCTGCACCTGTTCCCGTTCTTCCACTGGTCTTTTTAAACTTTACTTTAGGTGGTTCAGTATATCCACGACCAGGATTTACGACATCAAGTTGTTGAATTGATTGTGCTCCTGGATTTGTATTCAGATTGCAGAAATTGATACCACCAATCATTTGGGTTACTGATGCAACTCCAGTTATTCCTCCACTTGGGGAAATAGATAAAGTAACTGATGGGATAGAAAGATATCCAGCACCTCTATTTGAAATACTGAACTTTCTGACACCACCATCTCTTGGAGTTCCAGCGATCGCAGTTGCTGTGACTCCAACTCCAACCATTGTAAGAGTTTGGGTTGGTCCGATTATCGTAGAAATATTATCATCGGTGAGTCCATCAGACTCTCCACCAATTAAAACATCATCAATATCATCATTACCAGTATCTATTACCTCATCCTCATATCTGAATAATTCGCATGTCAGTTCATAAACATAATTCTTTCTTAATTGATAAAATGGTTTCTCATGCTCTACAAATTTTATTTCAAACAACCTATCTCCAAGTGGGAAATAAATTAAATCTCCCTCTTTTGGTCTTGTAGTTAACTTCATATTATTTTCGAGACTCATAAGAGTTGAAATATAGGTCTCAAATCTTTCCTTAGAAATAATTAAACTTATCTCCTGAGTTTGTTGAATTCCAAACTTAGACAGAATCGTAGTATTATCTCCATATCCATCAAAATTATTTACATATGCCTCAATAGGATATGCCTGATCAAAAGAGGATTGTATTACCTCTCTTATGATGCTTGATTCCGTAAGATATTTACGGGGCATATAATGAACTTCAACACCGTATATCTTAAGTTGTTCGTTAATAAGATCCTGTACAAGACTTTGTTCTCCCTGAGAACCTTGTAAGAAAAAGGGATTAAGTACCATTATCCGATCATGTCAAGAGGTGGTAGTTCATAGGTATTCGACATTACCTCTCTGATTTTATCTAGTTCTCTCTCCGCATCATCATAAATTTGTCTACCATTTAATTCAACACCACCAGGTAGTTTGACTCCTTGGAACTTAATTAAGTTTTGTCCCCATTGTCTTTTAATTAATGCAGTCAGATACCTCTTTAGGAAAGAATCATTATAAACTCTTGGAAAATCATTGGGATCAAGAAGTCTATAGCAATCAAGAACAAGATAATCATCAGCATTGACGCTGGACCAATCTATATCCAAATATAATCTATCTTGTCTGATATTGAATCTAATCTGTTTCTGAGTTGTTAATGCAAAATCGATATCTTCAAGATATCTTTTTGTCATTGCATATGTTAATATTTCTGTTGAACCAAAATAGTAAATATCATTTAAAAATAACTGATACTTGATGCTAAACATATTATTAGCAACAGTATTTGCTCCACTGAAATGAAATATTTTGGTAACTCCTAATACCTCTGGTGGCACTTGTAGGTAGTTACTATTCTCTTCGAATGAGAATGAAACATTAGAACCGTTGATATTGGAGGAGGCGGTTGTGGTTACAATACCAACTGGATTTGTACCACCTCTGCCCCTTCCTCTATCAATATCTGCTTGTGTTATCTTATATTTCAGGAACGTATTAGTTGATCCATCGTAATCACGCTCTTGAAATAACTGGAGGGCATCATCAACCAAGTCATCCATCTGCTCATCGGCAACGTTTATCTCCAATACAGGAGCTCCTAGTTGCCTCTTACAGTAGTCTATTAATTCTGATCTACTTGCTGGTTTTGCCATTTATTCACAAGTTTCCTAAGTGTATTTAGTCGCCGTAAGATAATCCAATGGTCTGCATTGTTTCTTGCTGCTTATAATAAAGTTTGCAGAAAGATTTCGCAATATTTTTAAGCATATCACGGTCATCACAACTGTCTATTTCCGTTGCTATTTTTTGATATGCAAAACTTTTTGAAAGGTTATTTAATTCAATTTCATTTGGATCCATTGACTAACTCCTTAAGTAAAGACTTGATTTCATTAATGTCGTTCTTCATACTAGCAACCTCATTCTCTATTTTCTGTATCTTTTCATTCTTTTTGTTCTTTGATTCTCTGGTTGCCATATACTGATCATACTCCACATTATTTACATTGACAATGTTGTTAGTATTAGGATCTCTTGCGAGATCTTTGTGACCTTTAACTGTATATATTTCCATATTATGCTAATGCCAGTGCTCTCAAGTCTCTCATTCTTGGAACGAACACCTGACTTGTTGATGTCATTACAATTTTTATTCTATATGTTCTGAATGAAGGAAGTCTATCTACCTCAAAGACGTATTCCTTGAAGTGGCAATCAGTATATCCAAATCCATCTTTATTAGAATGAGTAACAAGTTTGTTTGATCTTCCATCGTTATCTTTTTCGTCAATTACAAATCCTCTGGAATTAATATTCAAATGTCCAGGGAAAGGTGTAAATATGGGTTCAGATCCAGAGTCATTGTTGATTGCGTAGAATGCTCTAATGTCAGCAGATGCATTGATGTGTGCATCTAATATTACCTTTAGAGACGTTGCTGGATTTTCAATTACAATTTCTTTTGAAATATACTGACATGCTGTTGGATCACTTTCGACACTATTTACTCTTGAATCAGTAGCATAATTAGAAATCACACTATTGATCCTATTTGATGTTGTAATAACATTACACCTTTGAAGTTCAATTTGTGGGGAAAGTTTTGTATTAGTAGTATTGAGGAATAATCTCATCTGTAGAGATTTATTACCTTCAATAAAGTCAAGTTTTCTATCCTCATTTACCTTGGAGAATATCGCTCTTGGAGAATCAAGATAGTTATTAGCATTAAGAGTAATATCTTCAAATCCAGTATTGACATATGGAATTTCTGTTCCACTAATACTCTGTGATGTAATTGTTCTAATTTGACCGGATATAGAAGTTCCCTCAACAGAAACATTATGTATAGATGGTTTAATCATTTCAAATGGTATGTTCTGTGTTGCAGTAACTGTTTCACCACCAGTGGATTTACTACCACCTATAAAGAGTTTAGGGTAAGATTGTCCAGTTGATCTATCTGCATTGTTGTTTATACCCAAAGATCCGTATTTTTGACTCATATCTAACTTTATATGATAAGAATCTAAAGTAATGGGGTCGGAGATAGAAACATCTTGCAAATCATGAGTTTTATTAATCCTAGACAAGTTAACACCGCCAAGTTCATACTTATAGACGGGTGTATCAATGGGATATGATTTTATCAGAGTATTATTAATACCCCTTGTGATATTACCACCAACAGAGGAACTAGTTGTACTGGTATATTCAATAACTTCATCTCCAATCAACAATAATCCAGTATTAGTTGTTCCTATCCCAACATTTTCAAATGTACTAAAGATTGATCCGTCAGATAATTGAATTGGATCTGTAGATGACACACTATAAGGTGCAGTCAATTTGACGGGTTTAATATCTGGTAAGACACCAGAGATTCTAACAAAGTTATCAGCAAAATACATTCCATGATTTTTATGATTCACTTTTACATGTAAACCATCAGTTACACTAGTTATTCCTGTAGAAGGTATGGTAACATCACCGCCGAAAGCAGTTCCATTAAATGTTCCATTATTAAGTTCTCTTGCTACACCATTAGCATCGAAGAAACTAATAGTTCCTGCTGCACCAGTAATAAATTCTCCTTGAACATTGTCAAGAAGCAACTGCGATGTATGTCCAATTGATGTTAAAGTGAATCTAGCATTTCTTCCAATACTAGCTTCACCTATTGCACTTATGGAAACAACGTCACCAACTTGATATCCATTTCCACCATTACCTGTGATCGTCGCTGCTACCGCAACACCATCTGCTATGCTAACTTCAGCGGTTGCACCAGAACCATCACCTGTAACTGTGACTAGATTTACATCCGAGAAAGTAAATGATCCATCTCCAGGAGTATATCCAATACCTGGATTTGTTATCGATAGAGTTCCTGTAGCACTCGCTGCAACACCAACTAAATCTCCTGTAGCATCACTTGCTGCCTGGAAGAATGTATTACCAAGTTGATATCTATTATCCGCGAGAGTCGTTCCTAGACCAACACGAATTTGATTCGATATTACATTTAAAGGATTGTTCAATAAGGTGGCGACCTGCTTATTGCCCTCAGATAACTCTGGGTTGTAAAGGTCAATAGATCCAGATTCAACAAACTCTGCTCTATACATGGTGAACTTCAAGTCCTCCCACTGACTTGCTTCCCATGTTGATGCGTTTTGAGATTTAAACAGGGATCCTAGTGTTGGTTGATTAGAAATAAATGTATCCGAGAGAATGTCATTTTCTCCAACTCTTGAAATATATACACTATATTTTGTCGAATTTGAAATCAAACATATTGCATATTCATTTCCACCTTCAAGATATACTGGTGCTGCAAATTCAAATGTTGTAGCCACGGATCCATCAGTTGATGTAAGCACATCCTCTGGATGTAGTATAACTTCAGAAAGATCAAAATACTTCGCAGTGGGGAAACCATTCTTCATGGTTCTAATTTGAAATCTTATGGGAGTATTTCCGTCATCCTTGGTTCTGAAGAACACATCACACTTAGTAACGAATACTCCTGTGGCATCCTTAACTTCAAATGATTGTGCTAATGGATCATAATATCCAACAATTTCTTCACTTTTATCTGCTTCACCAATATTTCTAGAATCAACTATCTCTGTTCCAACAGTTCTGTTTATTACTTCACTTTGGAACAGTTTCTTTGATTCTACTCTTGCATTTCTAATTGAAAGTATTTGATCTTGTACAGTCTCCAGAAGTCCAGAGGTAGCATATGCTTCCTCTGCTACTGTGGTAGCAGCATTCTGATCATTATCTGCGTTGTTTGTCAAAGTAAATACATTTGTTCCAGTTTCAAAGGTAGGATTATCTCTGTTGCGAGATTCTGGAATGTAAAAACTTCCGCCGAGTGCTGAGGAATTATCAGATATTAGTCTTACATTTACAACTTCTGCAGTAGCACC